TAGGATCGTCTAATGCTAAGAAGATAACCTCTAAATCAATCCCAGACGCGCCAGCTATACCCGGCAGCTTAATGTGATGCGTGATTGGTGGAGAATACTTAACATCACCCCAAATGCTCTCAGGCATCAACTCCAACCACGTCTTAAGCGTTGTCGTGCGCAGCATAGGATTCGTATTCCTGACAATCGCAAAGCGGCTGTACTTAATACCATCCCGAGGCGAAGGCTTTTGCTGCACCGCACGCCGCCAAATCTCAGCACAACACGCATAGCTCTTCCCAGATCCTACCGGACCCATAATACCGCGCACAAATCCTTTGCTGTGAAAAAACTTGGCAACAGTCGGAGAGCCCGAAAAGTCTAGCTGCATGTTTGTCGGATGATTACTCATTTGGCAACACGCTCATATGGAATTACAAACGGGGTTGCCTCCGAAACCTTGGCCTTGCCGCCATAAGCCCTCTTAATCTTCTCAGCAATTTGATCCACACTCTTAGCAGTCACAACGTGCTGAACCTTCTCACCACCAACCTTGACCGTCACGTTATACTTTCTCATCACTATCATCCTTGCTTGGCATCACATACTCAATCGAAACCACAGAAGGCTTATCAACCTCCTTCTCCTGGTCCAACAATCCCGCCGTTTTAGCCAGCATCTGTAAAATACGAACCTTGTCGATCATCTCAACATCAACCACATTGCCATGAGAATTAGGTGTAACACGAACACGCTTCACAGCACGCAACGCCGCCGGGTCAATGCTGGCAATGTCCTTCAACGTCACGCCCTCAGACGTGATATCCACAATGTCCGTAATCGTGCTGGTGCCCAAACTTAACAACTCAGCCGCCAACTCATCCCGGTTTTCGTAAATCATCGCAGAACCGCGAAGACGCCGCTTAATCTCACCCATAGCAAAACGCGCCCGATCTTTGGGCACGCTCTGACTAGTCTTACCCTTAGAACGGGATGACATCTTCCGCCTCCTCAGCCTGGCCCCAAGCAGGAGCCCCACCACTCTCAGGAGCCTGGAATGAACCCAAAGAGCCCGCATCACTCTTCTCAGCCCTGCCGTCCAACATAACCATCTCACCACCGTACTGACGCAACACAACCTCCGTTACAGACTTCTCAACACCAGAACTGTCCTGAAACTTTCGTGTCTCCAAAGAACCCTGCAAATATACCTTGCTACCCTTCCTTAAATATTGCTCAGCTACCTTCACTAAGCCCTCGTTGAAAATACTAACCGTGTGCCACTCCGTGCGCTCCTTGCGCTCACCAGAAGCCTTGTCCTTCCATGTCTCACTCGTAGCCAAGCGAAACGAACAAACCTTGCCGCCGTTCTTAAATGTGCGAACCTCGGGATCCTTCCCAAGATTGCCAACCAATATTACCTTGTTCACTGACATGTTTTCCTCCTTGTAAAATGCCAAAATAATTTTGTGTTATCCCCATACGTGCTAGGCGGGGGCGGGGGGGGATAAGGTGGGGTCACGTTATATTTGTGCATATGCCCACATACTAATGGAACGATTTGTTTTTGTACACTCACCGCATCTTAAGCCCATTGGTTGCCTTCTTCAGCACAGATGAGGGGTCATCCTGCGCGCCACCCTTGCCCTTACCTTCCTTGCGTTTGATGAAGTACTGCAACGACTGCGGTGGTTGCTTGTTGTTCTTCACCATCCAATCCAACACCCGGCACGCATCGCTGTCAAAGCTCTTAGCTGTGTAGCCCATGCGCAGTAGATCGCCTGCCAAAGCTACCTGTCTTTGGTCATAGCTCCAGTTCCGCCCGTACCTCTGCTGGATAGCGTGCGATAGGTTGTTGCATACTCTTCTACATTCATCCTCATTATTCTCTTCTTTTATAGTTCTATTAGGGTGTTTAAGTACAAGCTGGGGCTTGTGGACTTGTACAAGCTGGGGCTTGTATAGGTCATCACCGTTACTGCTCTTTACACAAGCTGGGGCTTGTACACGTTTAGATTGTTTTGCTTTGTTTACAAGCTGGGGCTTGTGCGCAGAGAGTTGTCCTTTGGCTCCTCTAGCGGCCAGTTCCATCATCTTCTCGGCTTCTTCTGCCTCTTCTTGGGGTGTCTTTGCATCGGCTGGCTCGGCCATTTTGATGATGTTATCGTATGTCTTTGTGGGATCGAATATGACCCTCCAGACTGCGCCTTGCTTTCCCCAGCGTCTACGATTGTCTTCGCGTTTAATCTTCTCAATGTAGCCCCAATCTACCAGGCGCATCATGTGCTGTGAGACTGCTTGCTGAGAGCTTTCCATATCGTGTGCCATTGTCCTCTGGTTTACCCAGAACACGGCTGTCCACTGCTTGGCGTGCCCACAGCAATAGGCGAGGACTTTGAGTGCTTTGGGATACCTATTGAAGCGGTTGTCCATGATAGCTCTGCCTGGCAGTACGGCTGTTGGACCTGGTGATTGACCTGTGCCGTGTCCTTTGGGAGCGTCACGTATTGGATCAGGTGTTAGCTCAGTCTTGCGCATCGCAATCCTCGGTGTAGTCTGGGTCTTCTATGAACCCGGTTTCATCGCATCGTCCGCATGCCACCAGTTGTGTTTCCAGGTAGCCGCCATTTATGTAGCAGACGATCGGTTTGTCCTCTTCATAACGGCCTTCGCCCTGGCATTCTGGGCACGGTAGATAGATCACTTAATCATGTTCTCCAGGGCGTATGCGAGTTGACGCAGTTGGGCTGGCATTTGATCATTGACGTGACCTGTGAAGAGTGGGCGCCGATCTTTAGGGTGCAATGCTTCGCCTGCAATGAGAGCAAAGGTGGGTCCACTGTGATCGGTACGTGAGATTTCAAAGGTGACGTGTCCAACCATGTAGGTGTCACGTTTCACGCTCGGGTTTTTCTGTCTGTTGTTTGCGCTCATTAGGATCCTCCTTCTTAATGAGTTGTAGATACGATCCGTTTCTGGATCTTGTTCACGGCGTTTTTTCACGGCCTGGATGCTGTGCAGAATGGTGGTGTGATCGCGGTTACTTGCGCGCCCAATCTGGGGCAGGGAGCCTGTCGTGAGATCTCGGCAGAGGGCGTGAGCCAATTGTCTCCATCTTGCATAGCCTTTTTTGCGCACTGGTCCTTTTAGATCAAAGACGGTTATGTCTGCGTGCCAGGCAACGGTAGCGTGTATTTCTTCGATTGATATTTTGCGGCGGGGATCTCTGATATCTTCGTGCCGGGGAATGCTGCCTCCACCATCTTCTTTTTGAGGCGATACACGTCCGTCGAGTAGCCCTTCACGTCCTCCACAATCAGGGCTCCGATTTGGCCTTCTGGCCCGGTTGCTGTCTTGTCGAAGTACTGGAAGTCCGCGAGGTATTTGCATATTGGCTTGCCTTTGATTGTGATCCGAAAGATCGGCTGGAATTCAAGGTTCTGGATTTCCCCGGCGTCCAACCTGGGCTTGAGGACAAACCAGTAGTGCTTGGCTTCCGCTTGGGAGTCGAAGCGTCTGTCATCTAGGACCACCTTTTTGTTGTTGAACTTACGCAACTGAACGCGCCGCTCTTGTAAGCTTGTAGAGATCACGGCTGATCGTGACGCCTAGCTCGCGTGCCAGGACGTGTTCAACGTACACTTCCTTCGACATACATTGCTTTTCAGCTTCTTTTTTCACGGCTTCGTGCAGTCCTGCATCGATCCGACAAAACAGATTTGAAACGTTATCTGACATTTTTATCTCCAAAAGAGTCTATTAGTACTTGTACGACCGTATATAAATATTATATCAGGTGTATAGATGTACTTTTCGCGTACTTTTTATGTACGTTTAACAGCCAAGGAGGGCGCACATGTATTGCTGCAGTAAATGTAATGGAACAGGTGATCTGCCGGCGCATCGCAATGTTGCCGGCGGTGTCTGCTTCAAGTGTAAGGGCACTGGCAAGCAGCGCACGCGTCCAAACCCAGCGACCCGCAAGTGGTTATGCGTCTATGCCGGGGTGGGTCTGTTTACCAAAGGTGCGCGCAGTGAAAAGGCTGCGCTTCGCCTGGCTGTTACACATTGGAAGCTGCACAAAAAAGCTTTGGCGTTTGCGAATGTCAAATCAGAGAAAGACATAACTGTAACTATACTGGGGGAAGTATAATGCTACACGTAACACGATCAGATCACGGCGCAGCGCATAGTGGCAAGTTTGCTGCTTATGTGCGCGTCAGTACCGACAAACAAGATGTCGTCAACCAGGAACACGCAATCAAAGCCTATCTCAACGGCGGCGATTACAAGGTTAAATGGTTCCGCGAAGAGGGCGTCAGCGCCACCACTGATTGGCACCAGCGCCACGAACTGCACGCGTGCTTGGATCACTGCCGAAAAACCGGGGCAACTATGGTCATCTATTCTGTTAGCCGTTTATCCCGGCGCACCTGGGAAACCTTACGTTTCTTGGAGCAAGAAGTGCGGACAGGTAAGGTAAAACTGGTGGTGGTTGACAACCCAAACCTGGATCACACTACAATCGGGCTTCTGTCGGCTGTCGCTGAGATGGAACGCACTCAAATCTCTGAGCGCACCAAAGCAAGCTTGGCTCGCATCAATGAAGTGATCAAAAAAAAGGGCAGTTATAAAACAAAAACGGGCAAGACCATTACCAAGCTCGGGGCAGGGGAGAAGCTAAAAGCTGCTCAAAAACTAGGCGATACTGCTAAAATTGCCGCCGCTGATGAGCGGGCTAATGATGTAGCGTCTTTACTTACAAATTTAATGGCCCAGGGTTTGAGCTATCGCGGGATTGCGCGCGAGCTAAACAAAATGGGTGTTGAACCACCAAGTCGGCGGAGAAATCCAAACCTTTCTAAAAAGACTGAATGGCACGCGAGTACCGTGCGTAATTACTGCTTAAGAATTGGAAAAAACAAATGAACCAACTATCATTAGATCAAGTCATAGATGCGGCGTTGCAAAGTTTTTCAGAAGAGTTAGCAAAAACAGAAATACAAATTTTTCAAAGAAGAAATAGCTGGAGAGCCAAGTGCAAAATGACTGCCTATTTTCAGTCTACTCCCGAAAAGGCTGCGTTTTCTCGTTTGATGTACCTAGCCACATGTGTAAAGCAGCCTTACACGATAACAGAGATTTGCAATGAATTGGGTATATCCCGTCAAACAATCTGTATTTACACAGATGACTGTTGCAAAGAGGGGTGGATTGTTTGGGAGAAGGTAGCTGGAAACAGTTATAAATATATGGCTTCTCAAGAGCTTTGTGACGGAATTTTAGCCTACGCAGATTATGCCTCTGACATGTTCCTAAAAGGTGACGTTCACGACACTGAACATTTTTTACGCACCGTGAAAAGACGTAAAGCCGCCTTACGTTGCCAAAACTAAAAGCCCGCTATAAGTTACATGGAGAGGATAGGTAAATTACATGAAGCAACCAGATAACTATACCGTAAGGCTGATGCGCAACTCTGCGCTGCGATTTAAGCGCCGTCTGGATATTCCAATGTGGAATGCAAAGCATGTTACCAAAACAATTGAGATCCTTGCTGAGGTTGTTGAAGAATTAAGAAGAATAGATAGCAGTAGCAGCCTTAGAAACGAAGACAAATGCCGATACGGTCAGGACGCGATACAGAACGCGAATATGGCATTTAAAATAATGACCCCGGTGGATCCGCGTGCGCGCGGTGGAGAGCTACTGGTTTACGGGAACAGAGGCCTGGAAGATGAGCGCGGCTATGCAGAGTTAAACGCGCGTGAAGACCTTAATACTGGCAATGTTCACGGCAAAGAGCGGCGCTTCCCGAGGCGTGCAAAAGGCAGAGGTAGCTATTAGTAGCAGTAAAATACCTTTTAATAATGGCACAAAAACTAATAAAGAGGTTAGTGAAATGAAAACAAAGAGTTATGGTGAAGTGTATCAAGATGGGGCCGATAATATATATTATCTTAGTGCGTCCTCCCCACACAGAAATCTAGATCACACTGATGAAACTGTGTCAACAGGGTTGATAGTACAGTCTGTGTTTGAGTTCGTTGTGATAGGCCTGTGGTTTGGCTTGATGTTCGCCGGGCTGTGGATCGGTTGCAGCTTTGATGACCAGTGCGCCTCATCCTATGGTGTACTATAATGCCAAAGCTTTCAAAGACAGGCTGGCAAATTGGGTCCAGTGATGCCGGGGCTATTGTACTATATAAGACTGCCTTCGATACGCGCGACACACTGCTTTTTAAGCACAAGCGCGCTAGGGCAGGGTTCACTGAAAAACTTGAGAGCAAAGGCACGCCTGCTACACGGCGCGGCACTCACCTTGAAAAAGGTGTAGCAGATTGGGCTCAGGAAGAAATATCTTTAGAAATTGACGCACATGTTGAGATGGAAGAGCCCACAAAACCTTTTGTGGTAGAAGAGTTGGGCATTGCGTCTTCAATTGACCGTTTCATTACACTGCACGCGCCTTATGTTCTTAAAAATCCAGATGACTCAGAAGTCGTTTTGCAAGGTAAAGGTATCTGTGAGATCAAGACAGATTTTTATCACCAGGAAAGGCCTAAGCCAGAGTGGGTGATTCAAGTGTTACACCAAATGCTCTGTTCTAATATGCCTTGGGGATTGATTGTTTGTATGAGCCAAAAGGGTTCTCTGCATTTATATCCTGTCACATATAATAAAGTGATGATTGAGCGGATGAAGGAGGCGTATGCTGAATTCTGGGATCTAGTAGAGAACGATGGTGAATACCCACCGATTCTTGAAAATAAAGAAGTGCCCCAAAACATTGATGATTTTGATCCGGTCGTAACGCGCGAGTTATCAGACCTCTGTCGAAATTATGCAGAGGCGAGCCGTCAGGCATCTGAGGCAGCAAAAATTAAAGAGGACGTGAAGTCAGCCATCTTAGATGCCCTGGATGGTCTGGAAGAGCATCACGTTTCTGTCGGAAACTATGTCATCAAATACGATGAAACCATGCGTGAAAAAAAGATCTTTAAAAGCACGGGTGAATTCGTGCCGTCCACCAGATTTACTTTAAGGGAAACAACTTAATGACTAGCATCGTTACTCACAAAAGCCTGCAGCCTCAAAGCTTGGAGGAGGCAATCAAGTTTTCTGATATTCTCAGCAAATCACAAATGGTTCCCAAAGATTATCAAGGCAAGCCAGCCAATGTTTTAGTCGCGGTTCAGTGGGGTATGGAGCTTGGCCTGCAGCCGCTACAAGCCCTCCAGAACATCGCTGTTATTAATGGGCGCCCAAGCGTTTGGGGTGACGCTATGCTCGCTATGGTGCGCGCTGACGCACGCTGCGTAAGTGTTAATGAGTACCAGGAAGGTGATGGGGATGAGCGCACCGCTGTATGCACGATTAAGCGCAAGCACGCTGGTGAAATCGAGGAGATCACACGCACATTCTCAGTCGCTCAGGCAAAGCTTGCGGGTCTATGGGGGAAAGGTGGAGCCTGGAAACAATACCCAGAGCGCATGCTGCAACACCGGGCCAGAGGCAATGCCTTACGTGACGGCTTCCCTGATGTTTTGGCCGGGCTAAAGACTACTGAAGAGGTGCGCGACGAAGAGGAGATGAAAAACATTACTCCAGCCGCTGTAGCCCCACCAACCTTAGAGGATCTGCAGAAACCTAAGCCAGAAGAGATCGTGTCGGCGGACCTGGTTCTTTATACTATGGATGATGAAGGACGGTTTGATGTGAAATCCACAATCGATTCGCCCGACAACTTTCACAGCGCTTACCAATCAGAGATCTATCGTTTAGCTGAGTTTTCCAACGTCGCGCCGACAGTTAAACTTAATAAAATTGATGAACTCAAACAAGCAAATATCTCTACTTTAAGAGAACTTCCAACAGAAATCACTAAAGCTTTGGCAAAGATCCATGAGCAAGTGAAAGAGGTATTGAAAGGCAACAAAAAATGACAGAAGAAAAAATTGGATTAACGCCAGTGCAGAAGGATATCTATGACTTCCTTTGTATGTTTCACCAGGTACATGGATACATGCCTACCCTTAAAGAAATTGCTGACGGCAAAATTGAAGAGCGACAAATATTAGCGGCGCGCAAAAGCAAAAACACAATTGTTCAAATCTTAGACAATCTTGCCCAAAAAAAATGGATCGTCAGAAACAAGGGGTTTCAGCGAGGCCTACAAGTTCTATGAAGTCATTAACGTAGCTTTGCGGTTTTTCTCCCGCCGCGAGGTTTGACTGGCTCGGAGTGCTTTGGCTGTAGGCGCGCCAGGCTCTCCGGGCTTTTTCATTTTTTCGCCACTGCCTTTTGCAATGCGCTTACGCTTGGCGTGAATATTGTGCCAGAGGCCTTTTGACTTAGACATGTAACCACCTATAGATTTTGTTTGTCTGTTCAATGCGGTCATCTAAACCGTGATAACCACCGTTTACACGCTTAGTAATTTGTTTAATTACATCATCATTTACACCTTGATCTGCTATTTGAAACAACTTGTTTCGGTCAAAGAACCAATAGGCGCTTTCAAAAGCGTAGTCTGTGGATAGAAGATCTGGGTCTTTCATTACATCAGGTAACCGCATTTTTGACGCGAACTTCCGATAGTTTGCTCTGCCTGTGCATTGTAAAAATCCGCGTCCGCGAAAAGCCCAGCCGTCATTTTCTTCGACATTGCCAAGCGCACCTTTCTTGGAACGGTTTTTATCCATGTAAACGTAATTGGCTATTTTCTGAGGTCTACGTTCATACTGTGAAGCATCTTCTTTATCGTCTCCAAAGTAACGACCGAAAACACTTTTTAACGCTTTCTCGGAGTAGTTAAGATTCTCTTCTGTATGTTTGAAGTAACCACTTTCGTGTGCAGATTGACCAAGGAGATGCGCAGCGCGCACGTCTGATAAATCAAAGTGATCTGCGATAGCACGCGCGGTCTTTGGTCCAAACGAATTGTCAGGTGTTACGCCGCAACGGCTCTGCAAAATTTTAAGCGCTGTCATTTTGCTATCCTTTTGTTTTTCTCCCAGGTTCGCATGCCAGCTAAACCAAGCATCCCGGTTAGCACCGGCAGCATCGTGGACATATCGGCCTGTGGCACCACAAACCCAAACCCGGCAGCGATAGGAGAGATCAAGAAATTGACGGCCAAACCAAGCACGCAGACATACCCACAGAGTGGACGCCAGGATGCCTGGAACCAATTGCCTGCAGCTTCTGCCTTGTTGACCTCGACTTGGGCCAGCGCCAGTTCTTGCGCGTGTCTGTCAGCCATTGTGCTTATTTCATGGGCCAAGCGCGCAGCCTCATCTTTGTCTGGTATGACCTTGTCAATAATACCTGTGACAGGCCCGATAAGAGCGTTAAGAATACTCATTTCTCATGCCCCAGCCAAACCGCAAAGGCACCTGTCATAGCTCCTGTGACCGTTGCTGTCAGTGCCGTTGCTTGCGTTGAAACCTCGCCTTGCGGCAATGACATAAACCACTCGATCACGCGTATATACATCACGCACATAACCAACATCATAATTCGGGGTAAAAGCTTCCAGGCTAGTATGCGCTCAAATGCTATCGTCATTTTAAACCTCGCAGAAATTCAGTGAAAAAATACAGCAAGGCAAAACCGCCTGCAGTAAGAGTAGTAATAGCGCCCCATGAAACATAACGAATCGTTGCCGCTATCTGACGCTGCCTAGCTTCAGCCTCCTTTTTGCGCTGGACCCGCATCTTAGTTTCAAATTCAACGAACTTATCCCAAGTGCCGGGTTTGGCGTATAAGCGGCAAAGGCTTTCGAGTTCCTTGCGTTTCTCAGATATCTGTTCGAGTGCTAGAAACTCATCGAAATCATCGGCTGACTTGCCCATCACCTTGGAGAACAAGCCAGCTTTTTTGCGGTTACCTCTTGCCTTTAATTCTTCCTCTGCTCCAACCAAATTTTTAAGTGGGGCCAGAGCATCAGAGATCTCTTTGCCGTTGGCAATGAATTTTGAAATCGTCGCATATGCGGCGTTTGCCGCTGCTAATTCTGCCAACATTTGAGGTTACCTACCATTAGACACTATTTGTAATTGTACAGTAACGTCAGCAAAAGAAGTATTGTTGCCCCGGCACTACCAATTAAAATTGATTCGATGCGTTTGATCCGCAGAATGGTTTCTTTCCACCGCTCATCAAGCTGCGTTTCAATGCGCGTCACGCGTGTCGCTAAGGCAGCAACCGCCTCATGCACGCTCGCTACTGTACGTTTGTCCATTAGTTCACCACCTCTGCTTCTTCTGTTTCTTTTTCTTCCAGGCTTTTAAACAAGTCATCCTGGTAAGTATTGAAAGATCGCTGCAGCTTATCCATTGCAGCACGCAAGTTATTCAGTTCGACAGACAACACCTTCATTTGCGCCACCCAAAATTGCTGCTCGGGTTTCATTAGATCAACATCGTGCTTTTGATCCTTAATGAAGATTACGTTTTCTTGCTTTTGTTCTGACATGGTTACCTCCTCAGTCAGGTTTGATCGGCCAATCCTCAACAGATAGATTAGGCCATTTGGAATGGTTTGGGATATCTCTCAGCGCCTGACGATATGCAGTTTGCGAGGATGTTATTGTTCGATCAGCAAGTGCCCAGTGATCGGTTTGCGCCAGTAAATTGTTACGCTCTGCTCTATTGCTACCAGCAATCATTTCGGGATCGGGCCTGCCAAAAGGATAATCTTTCTCGGCTTTCGGAATTACTTTTTCGATGCGCTCTTCACCCGTATCAGTGTTGACCTCCACCAAATTAAAATCACCGTCATCACGTTCCACCATAAATGAATAACCTGTCATACTAATCTCCTATTGCCAGTTGTAACTTGGGTATATTCTAGTGAAGAGCGGGTAGTACCTTGCGTGAAACGAAGAAAAGCTTTGCGAATTAAACCCACTAGTCTGTGCAAAGAACTGTATGTCTACAACTTTGCCACTTGATGTACTCGTGTCTGAAGTTGCTTTCGAATATGCTAGAGCCATATCTTCAAAATTACCCCACCAATTAAGATTTGTAGCCATGTAGTGTATTTCCATATTGAAATAATTGTGATTATTAAAAAAAGATGTTGAGCTTACAACATGATTAGCATTAGGGTTTTTTAAATATATAATTGCCTTATTACGATAGCCGTCAAAATTTGAATGACCGCTTAAAAACGATCTATGCTTGGCCGCAAACCGATAAGCACTAGTTACACCAATAGAACTACTCGTTTCTGTGGACGTGCCTTCGTAAGCTGTCATCCACTCTTGATTGATCGTTGTGCCAGAATTATTTCGCAAACGCATTAAGGTATATGAGTTGTCTGGAAGAGCCCATTCGCAAACCAGAACGCCCCGCGCCAAATCTATATCAGAAGCTGTATTGAACGCATCAGCAATGGTAATCGTGATAGTTGAAGCACCACTGACACTGACAACGCTTGGGCTGGACAATCCCGTTTTGCCAAAAAGTAAATTTGGAAGGCTCATGTATGTTCCCCTATTGGGAATGTCCTAAAAGTCATCCCTTTAAATCTTCCACTAGTATAAAGCCGTATACGATTTATTTGGGTAGCAACCTTGCAGTGCATCCCGCCTCTAACTAGTTTCAAATTACTGTAATTGTCATAAAATAAACCATCCCAAAAAAAGCTAGTGCGGCCACTGTACTCATCACCAACATAATTATTTAAAACGGTAATATTCATTGTGTGTACTTTGTTGGACGATGATGGCAAGCCTGTTCCTGACCCTAACATCTGAAAATTTGAAATGTAGGAGTAACTAGTTCCATTATCATTATCCCAAAGAGATTCACTGTCTGTGCGGCTGGCAGAATATGCGTGAGCAACAATCGTGTTTACAAGTTGAGGCATAATAAAAACGTATTGAGTATATGTCATACTCCAACTGAGTTGGAAACATTGAACGCCTGCGTCTGGGTTCAACTTTATGCCTATACCAGAGTAACTATCATATGAATATTGATGACCTATGTGAACTTCATATTCACCAAAGCCATATTTTCCGATTTTAACTTCACTCATGTCAAGCTGCCCCCAATGTATAGACCCGCAAATGACAATATTTAATAAATGAAGCGTGTTCGCTTGACCCGCTGTCATCAGTAGCAATGAATTGCAGTTGTGTAGGAATTTTGTTTGCTAGGTTCTGGTCCATGAGATAAGTCATGCCAGCAACGCGACGAAAATCATTATTATAATCGTTAAGAACAGCATCCCACTTAAAGAACGGTGATTTGAAAGGTTGAGCCCCAGTAACCTGACTAATATCTCCGATCATAACAAAAGTTATTCTACGCCCAGTTACTGAGGTTGGGGAATTATCTGTAGTTTTTTCATCGCCAAGCAAATCAAACTGAGTAAATTTTGAAAATGAATGAGCGTTGTAATTAGAGCCAGTATAATAGTTATATCCGTATTCGCCTCTGGTTGACCTAGAATGCATGCGTAGATTTATAACAGTGTTCGTAGAATCTAAAAATTGTCCATAAACTGTGCCACCATTACTTGACGATGCTTCAATCGCAAACATTCCTTTGATAAGTATTAGGTTAGATCTGTCACCAGTTGCATTGTTAATATCCACTTTTACACTAGACAAATTAGACCCAGTGCCGTGGACAAGCTCTGCACTTTTTCGCAAACCACCGCCAGATAAAATCTGTTGAGAAAACCCGGTAGTCATTCGGCTAAACCTATTTTTCTTTTCAACTCTAATAGTTCTGCTTGTTGTTCTTTAACTGCTTCGACCAGGAGTGCGACCACCGCATTGTAGTTAATAGATTTCACCCCATCTCTTTCGATCACGGCGTTTGGCAAAACCTCTTCGACCTCTTGAGCTATTAAGCCAGTATGCGTTTCTTCTTTATTGTTTTTAAAATTGTACTCATAACCATTGATTTGGCTCACTGCAGACGCGGCGGTTTCCAACTTCACTAAGTTTTCTTTGAGGCGCAAATCAGATGTTGCAGTGAAAGTTGTAGCCGTAACATTGGCAAATGTAACATTATTTGTAGTGTTTAAACTTTGGTTATAACTAGCACCAACGTTTGCTCCATCCGCAACATTTATAAAACTTCTGACCGCAGCCGCAGTTGCATGTCGGATATAACCATCATTGCCTGTCTCGCAGCATATTTTTGTAACGCCACTAGAGACATCGTTAGGCGTTGTATTGAAATAATTGGCAAAGATGTAACCAGACGAATGCCGCTGAACGACTGTGCTGTTACTTGCGCTTGCGGAAACAGTATAAGGAAAGCTGTAGTTGTTAGCGTTTGTCGCAATCGTATCTAGCTTCGTTCCATCCGCTGCAACATCGCGTCCATCTACTGTGCCGCTCAGTGTAATGCTTCCCCCGTTAGAAAAACTTATTACATCTGAACCACCACTGTTTCTAAAAAGCCATAGACCCGCAGATTGAAAATAGAAGTGGTTAGCATGGTATTGTATCTTACCAGAATGCTCGCCCGTCCAGTTGCCTGTGGCAAAGCGTATATCAGAGTTCGCAGCCACAGAGATAGCACCCGCACCGCCTGAAAACCCCACATCGCCTGTCACAGTGCCGCCACTCAATGGCAGTTTGGTGCTGTCAGCTATAGTAATATTCGCAGAGCCGTTAAAAGAAACACCGTTGATGGTTCTTGCAGTTGTTAGCGTGTCAGCATTGGGGTGATAGTTGTCAGCAAAAATGCGCTGCCCTGTTCCCCAAGTTGCTCCACCCCATGCACCTTTCCAAAGGTAAGCCTCTGGACTTCCTACTGCATTACCTTTGTCGAAACTAATAGCGTTTGGCCCCCCGCCAGAAGCGTCGCTGTAGGTATCCAAAACAAGCACATCGTGATAGTTTGTATCGGATGAGCCTGTCATGCCAGCTTTAGATGAAAAGAAGGGGCGTATAGCTTTAATACCTGAAGCTATAGCAGAGGTATTAGGCTTCATATCTCTGTCATCAACAGCAATAATTTTGTGCACCGTAGCAGCTAGTGAAGCATTGCTTGAGCCATCCCAGCTTACTGAACCAGTGACATCGCCTGTGAGGGATAAGGTTCTGGATGTAGTCCATGCATCTGCGTTGGGGTGGTATCCGTCATTAAAAACACGCTGTAAGCCAGAACCTTCGTCTACTTCAAAGGCTCCATTTTTAATTTTCCTTATATCCCAGCTTGCCCAATTTGCATCTAAAAAACCATAATGAGTATTGGTTCCATAAAGCTGAAAGCTATGGCTTCCATTACCAAGAAACATAGAAAGGCCAACATCAGTGGTGCTGCTAGATGGTTGAATTTTTAAGTTGCGATCAACGTTGCTGTTACTTTTAAATGTTACGCCGTTGACGGTTAAGTTTCCATCGACAGTCGTATCAGCATCAATCGTAGTTGCGCCGTTAAGGTATGTCGTGCCGTTGTTGTAGAAATCATATGACGTATTTGTAGCACCTACATACAGTCCAGGGGCTTGAAGATCACCCGTCAGCGTACCGCCAGTTAGAGGCAGTTTTGTAGCAATCGAATTAGTAACAGTCGTGCTGAAACTAGCATCATCCCCTAACGCCGCTGCTAGCTCGTTGAGAGTATTCAGCGCATCTGGGGCGCTATCAACCAAATTAGTTATTTGTGTAGTTACATAGCTTTGCGTTGCATAAGAACTCAAATCCGTAGCTGATGCATTTAAAGTTGTGCCGCTTATGGACAACCCGGTTCCAATATCCAAAAACGCAGTTGCACCCGCGCTGTCATCCCAGAATAATATTCTGTCATCATTGGGGTCACTTAAACTTTGCAAGCCCAGATGCGACAATGCCAGGCCGCTTGTTGTTTGGGATA